CATGGCGGACATCGACAGCAAGCTGATCCGCCGCCCTCAGTTCAGCCGGCGCATCACCCAGCGGGTGAAGTTCGAACCCTGCGACCTGGAAGACACCCGGCTGGTGACCAACACCCTTTGCGAGGTGGACATCGCGGAGGATCTGCTGATCTCCATGCACAAGGCGACCAACGGCATTCTTGGCCTGGTGGTGCCTGCTCTGGCGGCCTTCGAGCGCTTTGCCAAGACCAACCGGATGAAGGTCCTGAATGCCGAGGCATGGGGCGATCGCGCCTTATTTCTTGGCCATGGCCAGGAGCGTTAACCCATATGACGCGCAAACCAGGGAACCACTCCACCAAACGGCCAGGATCCGAGGGCCGAGCACGTTGCTGGCGGGCCATGAGGGTCTTCGGTAGCTTCAGCGTGCCCCAACTCTGCATGGCCGCCGAAACAACGCCCAGCAATGTCCGTTTCTACCTGCGGGCCTTACAGGCAGCAGGTTTCGTCAAGAAAACCCGCGAATGCCAAAGCGGAAAAGCCGGCTCATACGATACCTGGGGCTTGATCCGCAATACGGGTCCCGATGCCCCGATCTGGCGCAAGGACCAGACCGTCTACGATCCCAACACCAAGCTTATCTATCATCTGGCCGGCCATGATTCCGCTGCCTCCTGACGCCCCCGCCTGGATCCAGGCCCTCCACCGGGAAAGCCAACCCCCCAGTTCTCAGCGGGCATGTGCCCATCGCCTGGGGATCTCCGCCGCCACCGTCAACCTGGTCCTCAACGGCCGGTATCCCTCTCGCACCAATCGGATCGAGGCCCTGGTGCGGGAAAAGCTCCTGGATGCCCCCCGGGAGTGTCCGGTCCTGGGCGAGATTTCCGCCGACCGCTGCTTGGACGAACAGACCAGCCCCTATTACCCCGATCCCATCCGGAGCGCCCTGTCCAAGTCCTGCCCCACCTGCCCCAACCACCGCAATCACAGGGAGCCTAAATGACCCCATCCGCTTCTGTCTCCCGCCTCACACAGGCCGCTTTCAAGGCCAAGGACACCATAGACCGAGTTCAGGACATTGAGAGCCTGGAGAAGGCATTCCTGGCCCTGGGCCGCTTCGCCATTCTGGCCGTCAAAACCCCCTTCTGCGTCCAGGACCAGGCCGAAATCGCGGCGCCCTCCATTCCGGTGATGGCGGGGCTGCTGCAGGAGATCCACGCGGCCACCGTGCGCTTGGCCAAGAACAACGAGGAATCCCGTCTCCGAGTCGCCTCATGACTTCCGTGGTCCGTCGGCTTGCCCTGATCGTGGCCAGTCCCATTCTCCTTTTCCTTCATCTGCGCGATGCCCACACCCGTCGCGTCTTTCGTAAACGCAACCGCCACTAAGGAGGCACCTTGAACACCATCAAAATCCCTGATGGATACCGGAAGAACGCCATAGGCGATCTGGTCCTCATCGAAAACATCAAGCCAGTCGATCTCCTACGGGATGAACTGGTCTACAGCATCGCTGACCGCGCCAAGGAAAAGAGCGGCGAGCTGGCCGCCTTCCGCTCCACGGTCATGGATGAGATTCAAACCTTCGTCAACACCAGCGCCGAGCGGTTCAAGGCCAAGATGGGGGGCCAGAAAGGGAACCTCACCCTGTTCTCTTTCGACGGCCGATTCAAGATCCAGATTGCGAATCAGGACTACGTCACTTTCGATGAACGGCTGCAGGTAGCCGAGGCCTTGATCCACAAGTGCATCAAGAAGTGGTCCGAAGGCTCGGATCCCAAGATCATGGCCCTGGTCAATGACGCCTTCCAGGTTGACCGGGCCGGCAATGTCTCCATTCGCCGCGTCTTGGGCCTGCGCCAGCTGGAGATCAAGGATGACCGCGACTGGAAGCGGGCCATGGACGCGATCAGCGAAAGCGTGCAGGTGGTCGGCAGCAAGAGCTACATCCGGGTATACGAGAAGGCGGAGAACGGCGAGTATCGCCCCATTTCCCTCGACGTGGCCAGCGTGAAGGGAGAATGACCATGGAACTCAAGGACGCTATCGAATCGTTCAAGAACGGCGCGGGGTCAGGCCGCCGGATGATCTTGGAGGCGCTGGAACGGCACCCCATCCTGCTGGATGAACTCCTGGTGGAGGAGGAGGGGAATCAGCACCTTCCCTCGCTGGCCTCAGCAGTTCTGGCTGATCCCACGAATGCGACGGCCATGGAGTTGTTGGGCGCAGCCCGGACCCTGGGTGCGGGTTACATCAAGCTCACTCCCAGCAAGGGGGACGGCACGCCCCTCTGTGCCTTTATCCTCCTGTCCCCTGGGCCGGACCTTCTACCCACCTTGGAGGTCCTTGACGCGATCGCCGATGAGGATGATCCAACGAGCATGCGCAAGCGAGTCCTGGCGGCCCTGGACCGGCTGGACTCGGCCCCTGGAGATCGCGATGTCTAAATGGCGGAAGACCCCACCCAGACCGTTCCGGCCCAAATCGTCCACGATGCATACCCGGGTGGAAATCGGCTTCGCTTCGCCGTCCGCTCCTGAGGCTCGCAAGGAAGATCTGCGGCAATTCGCAGCGAAGGTGCAGGCGGCGCTTGCGTCGATCCAACGGCGGCAGGGATGAAAGCGGTGTAGTGCGAAACGCCCCCACAAGGGGCGTCCATGGGGCGTGGCGGCCCCTTGCTGATGAGCAGCCAAGGTTAGGAGACCTAAGATGTCAGAACCCTGCACAGCCGAAGTCCTGCCGGTCCTGGTGACCGTGCGCGGCAAGGCTTTCTTCTGGACCGTGGAGGATGGTCTGGACCCGGCGGCCGCCACCCAGATGGAACCCTGGATCTGGGCGACCGCCCTCTCATTGCGTTTCCCTGCGGCCAAGGCTGGCCATTCGGTGGATGACCTGGTGCAGGAAGGCCGGATCGGCGCACTGGTGGCTGCACGCGCCTTTGATCCCTTCCATAAGAGCGGGGCTGGGTTCTTCACCTACGCGCGTTTCAAAATGCTTGCGCCCATGCTCGATGCTCTGCAGCGGGGCGACCTTCATATCTCGGACCGAGACTGGGCAGAGATGCGTCGAAACCGAATTTGGCCCAGCGTGGCCTCCTTGGATTCCAGCCCCTTGCCGGACGGCCAGCGCACGCTTCTGGATCGCCTGCCGGCCCCCCAGAGCGCTGGAACCGACATCGGCCTCACTATGTTGCGGGTGCGCCTCCGTGCGGCTCTGGGTGCCCTTCCGGCGCAAGACAGAGAGGTGATCATCCGTCACTTCGGCCTATCCCATCCGGACGGCGAGGGTGAGGCGTTTGAGTCCATCGCCAGCGACTGGGGGCTGAGTCGCCAGCGGGTCCAACAGATCGAAAAGCGTGCCCAGATGCGCTTGCGCCGTGCCTTGGCGAAGAAAGGAATCACCCGATGGTGAGCTGGCGTTTACCCCTCCCCGATTTCGCGCCCGTTTCCACAGCGCCGCTCAGCAAGGTTGCCTTGGCGGATCTGCTGGCGACATTGCAGGAATGCCGCAGATACTCCACATGGGCGAGCCACCGCAACCACGTCAAGCCAGGCTTTGCCCGCCTCTGGCTGCACCTGGTGCTGGAGCGTGGCATGGATCCCCGGCGTGCGGTGCTGGCCTCCATTTGGGTGGACCACCCGGTGCTGAAGGCCTACCTTGCCATGGCAGTTCAGAAGGGCCTTGGGGACCGCACAAGCTTGTCCCACGACGTGCTGGAGATCAGCAGGCTGGCCGCCCAGCTCTGGGGCCAAGCCAAGGCTGCCCAGAGTGCCCGGGGCACCAGCCAAGGCACCTTGCCGGGCCTGGATTTTGACAGCTCTTTCCCAGAAAGGTGAACCATGGCAGACATCCACGTTCAAATCTCCATCGATGCCGCTGTTTTCCTTGCAGAACTTCGACTGTTGATTTACCTCGCCCAAGTAATCCAGTGGGACATGACCGGCGAAACCCTTAACTATTGCGGTGCGTGAGCACCTGTCCATGAAAGGGAACCAAACCGTGAACGATGCTCCTCGCTACCTGATCCAGAGCTTCAAGGACATGGGGAAGATCCCGCCCAACCGGATCGATGCCTTCCTGGTTGACCTCCGCTCATGCCTCCTGACTGCCCACGGGATCAGCGATATCTCGGAGGCGTTCGTTCAGGGTATTGATCCCGACCTCCATTGCCCGTGCGCGGTTGAAACCATGACCTGGATCGACGACGGAGCCAATGACCTCCTGGGCCTGCACATCGAAGGCGATGAAAATCACCTTCCCGCTCCCATCAAACACGAACACATTTCCAGGATGGTCAATGGGATGCACCAGGTTGCCCAAACCCTCCGCTATCAGAACCCCACTCCTGACGACCCCAACCGATGCCCAGGCTGTGGCGTAGAAATCCCCGACGATTCCCGCGCCTGCGGGGAGTGCCCAACCCTTGACGAATACGGCCCGCTCGATTAAGCGCGGCTGTCCAGGCGCATCCCGCGCTGAAAGGAGCTGAAATGAGAATACGTCATGAGGCCTCAAATTGGTGCATTGTTGGCCAGTTTGTGGTTTATGCAGAAACTGAAACCGAACGCCTTCTACTTGAGAAGTTCTGTGCGTTTACATGGCAATCCGGGAAGGGATGGCAATTTCACCTGCACACACAAGGCTACCAATCCGACAAGGAAGGGGTCGTAGCTTTCAGTTTTGGCTACGTAAATGCCAAGCAGCCTTGGGAGCCGATGGATGCCGAATGGCTGGCCGACAAGATCGGCGCCCTTGGCGACTACGGCCAGGGCGCGGCCCTCAAGCTGCGGGAACAGGCGGCACGGATCGCGGAGCTGGAGAACGTGAACCTGCGTATCCGGGAGGTCAACGATCACAAGCACCTCAACACCTTGGAGAAGGTGGTGACCATCTCCACCATCCTCACCACCTGCCGCTGAAGATCCAGGAGCCTGAGAATGGACCACGCCGTTTCCCTCCAGCTTCAGTTCATCGTCGCCATGCGCCGGGTCCGCCAGGCCTGCCCCCGCTGGTGGTCGGAAGACCGGATCCAGCTGGCCATGATCGACGATCCGGAATGCTTCCGCCTGTCTTTCGAGACCGATGAGGCCTGGCAGAAGGTCTATGGTGCCGATTCCCCCCTTCATCCAAACCGAACCACTGTGTAGGAGGTAAAGATGGCCAGCCCTGCCTTCCCTCATTCCGCCCGTGCCTCCTGGCTTGCCGGCAAGGGCGCCCGCAAGCCCAAGGCCCCCGCTCAGCGGCTGACTGCTGAGGCCCAGGAGGTGCGGGAGCTGGCCCGGGCGCTGGCCCCGCTCCTGCAGGAGGCCAGCCTGGACCAGTTGCGCCAGGTGGCCCTGATCTTGGGCAAGACGCTCGACTGGGTGCGCCTGGCCTGCATCGAAGCCAAAACCCCCGGCGCGGTCGGGAAAGCCTGCCTGAAAGCGATCCGATGAACAACGACCCTTATCGCAATAAAGACCTGGCGCGGATCCACCTCGCCAAGAAGGAACTGGGCCTGGATGACGACGCCTACCGGGAACTGCTGAAGGGCACCACCGGTAAGATCAGCTCCGCTGAGCTGTCCAGCAAAGAGCGCTACAAGCTGCTTTGCGCCCTGCAGACGCTGGGCGCGCCTGCAGCGGCCCCCCGGGCCTACCCTGGCCGACCGCTGAAGCCCTCGCCGGACAAGGCCCGCCTGATCGGCAAGATCGAGGCCCTGTTGACCGATGCCAAGCGGCCCTGGGCCTATGCGGACGGCATGGCCAGGCACATGTTCCAGCGCGACCTGGTGCGCGATTGCGATCCGGGTGAGCTGGTGCGGATCGTCGCCGCCCTGACCTACGATGCCAAGCGACGTGAAGCCAAGGCTTCCAAACCCTGACCGAGAGAAGGAAACCCCGATGGATGTTGAATATCCAGAGATCCTAATGGACGCGGCGGCCATCCTGGCCAAGGCCATGGAACGTCACGGCATGCAGCCGGATCGCGCTTCCGATATCGCCTTTGAGGCGGTGGAGGCCCTGCGGACCACCTGGGGCGGCCAGCCCTGCTACATCCCCAAGGCCGAATACATTGAACTTGGCCCGATCCACCGGCAAGTTTACGAGCACTACATGGCCGGAGATGACCCTCGCCAAATCGCCACGGATTTTAAGTATTCCGTCCAGTGGGTGCGCCAGATCATCCGCACCGCCCGCATGACCCGGTCCCAGAAGGTAGCCGCGCCCCTGTTGTTCCCGGACGCCTGAACCATCCCGAAGCCAATGCCAGCCCCCGGGAACGGGGGCTTTTCCTTGTCCAAAATCGAAAATGAACTTTCCTTACATTTATTGATCGCGCACGCGGTTCTGTAGGCCTCAGAAACGCAACCCCCAGCTGGGGGATTGATCCCTGAAAGGGCCGGTATCCCCGGCCCTCCTTTGGATGGCCTTTTATGTCCCTGACCCCCCGCGAGATCGCTACCGCCTGCAAGTGCCCTCTGGATGCCGTGGCGGCTACCTGGCCTCTCGTCGTTTCCGCCTTGGCCGCTGTCGGCATCCTCAGCGACCTGGTGGAGGTGGCGATCGCCGCCACCCTGGCCCTGGAAACGGCTAACCGCTTCGCCCCCATTCAGGAGTTCGGTGGTCCCGACTATTGGAGCCGCCTATATGAAGGCCGCAAGGATCTGGGCAACGTCTTTCCAGGTGATGGCGTGCGCTTCCATGGCCGGGGCCTGCCCCAGATCACCGGCCGGGCCAACTACTTAGCGGGCGGGAAGGCCTTGGGCCTGGACCTGGTCGGGAATCCCGAACTGGCCATGGATCCGGTCTTGTTGCCTGGTTCGCCCAGGTAAAGCACGTGGAGGTGCCCGCCAACGCATCGGATTTGCTGGAGTTTCGGGAACGGTGGAACGGCGGCACCAACGGGCTGGCGACCTTCAAAGGCTACGTGGCCAACCTCATGGTGGTGGTCAATGGCTGATCCCTCGGCCTGCTCCCCTGCGGCAGAATCCGCCGTTTCGCTCAAGAGCATCCGTCTCAGCCTCCAGGAGGTGCTTGAAGACGATGCCACCAAGCGGGGCAGTGCCAGCCGCATGGGCATGCTCCTGGGCGTCCTGACCCTCTGCGTGGGCTTCCTGGCCGCCCTGGTGATCCATATGTGCGGCATCAGGGACATGTCGGACGTGCTCTCCAGCCTGATCGTCGCCATCGCTGGTGGTGGTGCAGGCCCATACACCTTCAAGCGGCTCCTGGAGGTCTGGAAGGGCCATGGAGCCCTGCCCAGTTCCGGCGTTCCATCCACCCCCTCTCCCTCCGACGTTCAGGAGTCCCAATGACCACCCGCAAGCGCGCCAACCTCACCGGCAACATCGTCCTCTACCGGCTCACCGATGCCGACGAAATCCGGGTCCGCATGATCCCCCTGGAGCGCGGTGGCGCCCTCACGGAGAACAACTGTCAGGCGGGCAGCACCTTCCCGATGATGGTCACCCGCGACCACGGCGCCCTGGTCAACGGCAAGGTGTTCCTGGATGCGGACTTCGATCTGCCTGTGTTCTCAGTGGCCGAAGGCGACGGGAACGGCACCTGGTCCGTCCTGGTGGGGGGCTGATCCCATGATCAATTTCAAGTGGATCGGCATCGGGGTTCTGGGGCTGGCCTGCGTCTGGGCGGGATTCAGCTTCACCTCATGCGGAGACCACAAGGCCGTCGCTGCCGCCATGGTGCAGGACAACAAGACCGACGCGACGGCAACCGCCGCCTTGAACAAAGGGGTGTCCAGTGCCAAGGCCGCGCAAGCGCAAGAACCGACGATCCAGGCAGCGCATTCCAAAGTGGATGCGGACCGAGCCAGGCTCCAGATGGATGAAGCTCGGAGCGCCCGTCCTATTCGCATTCCCGCCCCTGCCGGATCCCATGGCCCCGATCCTCAGCCTGTTCCGCCGCCTCTGGAATCGCCGGTGGAGCAGGACAAGGATCAGCTGATCCACGACCTCACCAAGGAAAATGCGGCCCTTCGAGCCCAGAACACCGACCTGCAGGCCGCCGTGGCTTCTCTCAAGCCCGCTGCCACCGGCTTCCAGCAGGAGTCCGTCAGCCTGCGGCAATCGGTGAGCACGCTCCAGGGCGACAAGCGGGCCTGGGCGGCCGGGGTGGTCTACGGCACCAGTCAGACCCTGGGCGCGTTCGTGGAACGTGATCTCGGACCCTTCCGCGCCGGCGTGGATGTGGTTCGCCGTGTGCTTCCCGCCGGCAACGCAACCATCGACGCGACGGCCCGGGTGGGCTGGAGCTTCTGAGGAGATTCCCATGTTCGAGTTCATCACCTCCCACCTCACCCACGTCTACTGGGCCGCCGCCTGCGTCCTGGTGGCCCTGGCGGTCCACTTCTGGCCGGCCATCAAGACCCGCTTGGCCGCCGGGTGGGCCAAGGTTGCGTCGGTCTTCCACAAGGATGAGATGGTGGCCAAGGCGATCGCGGAACTGCTCGTCCAGGGGATCGACGCCCGGGCCAAGAAAGTCGCCGATGACATCGGCGCCGATGTCGCCGGGCTGAGGACCCGGCTAGCAACCATCGAGCGGACGTTCAAAGCTGAGATCGAGGCCCAGGTGGCGAAGGACGCCGCAGAACTGGCCGCCGCCACCGCCAACGCCTCCACCACCGCCAACGCCACCAACACCGCCAACGCCACCAACACCGCCCCGGCGCCTTCGGTTCCCGTGCCGGCGGCCGCCAGCGCAACGCCTTCCGCCCCTGCCACCGCGACCCAGACTCCGGCTCCGACTCCGACCGTCCTGGCCTGACCTTGATGCGTCTGGTCGTCATCGTCTCTTTCGCTCCGGAGGATTAGTGGGAACCCGTGAATGGCTGCAGGTCATCAGCACCCTCATGGTGGCGGTTATCGCTACCGTGGGCGGGTCTTGGGGCATGGTGACCTACCTGCTCAAGCGGGACCGGATGCGCATCGACAACTCCCTGGAAGACCTCCGCCGGGAACTGGAAGTTCTGCGCAATCAACAGGCGCGCGTCAGGGAAGACATGGCACGGCAGGACGAACGGATCAAAAACCGCCCGGACCACCCAGCCATCCAGGCATCCCTGGAGCGGATGGAAAAGAAGCTGGGCGACCAGATGGCCGCCATGGAAAGCCGAATCACTGCGCGCATTGCCCAGATCATGAAGGAGAAAGCCTGATGGCCCATGGCAATACGCGATTCGGCGACGATGACAAGGCCAGGGCCAAGCGCCTTTATGTGGAGCAGGGCAAGAGCGCTCACGAGGTGGCGGAGGACATCGGCTGCTCCTCCCGCACGGTCCAGATATGGATCCGGGATCTGGACTGGGCCCCGGCCCGGGCAGCCTGGGTGGAGCTGCAGGGCGTTCCAGTGGAGGCTTTGGAAGAGCGGGCCCTTCGGCGGATCCTGGCGCGCCTGGAAAAGGACGCTGACACCCTGCCGTCCAAGGAACTGCTGGACCTCCTGGGCAACGTCAACAAATTCCGGGCTCTCCTGGCCAAGCGCCAGGGCTACCGGCTGCTGGATGCCGCCCTGGTGGTGGGAGAGGAGTTCCAGGCCTTCGTGCTGCGGGAATGCCCTGACGAAGCGCCCCGGCTCCTGAACGCCTGGCGCGAGTTCCTGGAAGATGTCCAGCGGAGGGGCATGTGAGCCGGGTCCACATCCCCCGGGCCAGCAAGGCCCAGGCCCGCGAAGCCTCCCTGAAGCTGGAAGAGCTGATCCAGCGGCTCCGGGAGATGGAGGATTTCCCGGCCGAGGAACGGACGCCCGAGGCGGCCAGGGGCCGCCGGGCCCGCGCCCAGAACGATTTCCCATTCTTCGCCCAGACCTACCTTCCGGAGCTGATCCAGGGCAAGGGCTGCCAGCTGCATGAAGCCATGGGCTACTCCCTGCAGGCCCTGGCCGACGGTAAGGCGGAGCTTCCCCTGGATCCGGACCCGTTCGGCGAGCTGGTGGAGCCCGACCAGGCGGAAGCGGAACGGCCGGATATCCTGGCCGTGGTGCTGGCCGCCCCACGCGGCCATGCCAAAAGCACCTGGGGCACCGTTGCCTGGCCGTTGTGGTGCGCTCTCACCGGACGGAAGATCCACACCCAGCTGGTGTCCGACACCCTGGACCAGGCCGCCGGGTTCGTGGAGCTGGACCGCACCATCCTCCAGGAGAGCCCCCGGATCCGCAACGACTGGGGCGCCATCCCGGTCGAAGGCCCAGAAGGCACCCTGGAAATCCAGGTGCCGGATGGACCGGATGGCGAGAAACCGCGTTTCCGCCATGCCCTCATCCAGGCCTTTGGCCGGGGCCAGAAGCTTCGCGGTCGGCTTTTCCAGGGGCGGCGGCCGGACCTGGTGGTTCTGGACGATGTGGAGAACGATGAGGCCGTGGAGAGCCCGGAGCGGCGCAAGAAGCTGCGCCAGTGGTTCATCAAGGCGGTCATCCCGGGTCTGGATCCGGCCCAGGGGGCGCTGCTGGCCCTGGGCACCATCCTGCATGAGGACAGCCTGCTCAAGAGCCTGCTGCGGATCTTCGGCGGAGCGATCTGGCGCTGCTGGGATGACGATGAGCACCCGCTGTGGCCGGAGCGCTTCCCCGCCAAGCATCTCCGAGGCCTGAAGGCCATCATGGACCAGGAGGACCCGGGCAGCTTCAGCCAGGAATACGAGAACCGGGCCCAAGGCGACGATGAGAAGCCGTTTAAATCCTTTGTGGAATATGACGCGCTGCCGGAACGGCTGACCGTCCTGACCCACATCGATCCGGCCCTGGGCAAGCGCAAGGGCTGCTATACCGCACTGATCACGGTGGGGGTGTCGGAGGGCGTCTGCTACGTCCTGGACGCCGTCCTGAAGCGCCTGGGTGCCACCGACACCGGCAAGGCCATGCTCAGGACCCGGGAGGAATACGCCGGCCGCTTCCAATCCGAGGATGTGGCCTACCAGGAAGCCCTGGCGGACATCGTCAACCTGCTGGCCGCCAACGAAGGGATCATCTTCCCGGTTGCCATGGCCAAACCCAAGGGCGACAAAATGGCCCGCATCGAGTCCATGGCCCCGCACATCGAGACCGGGCGGATCCGCTTCCCCCGGATCTCCCCGCCGGCCAAGGGCAATGCCAACTTCCAGCCCATGGCCTGCGGCGGGGTCTCCGGCATCCGCAAGCTGCAGGAGCAGCTCCTGCAATTCCCCAAGGGAGCCTATGTGGATGGTCCGGACGCTCTGCAGGCTTGCGTGGCCGGCAAGTTCAAGAAGACCGCGTTCGGCGGCTGTTCGGTTGGCGCTCGCTTCATGGGAGGCTGGTGATGGCCATTCTGGACCGCCTCGGCAATGCGTATGCCCCGACCAAACAGGCCCAGGCCACCCAGGGCATGTCGGCCATCAGGAATTCCAGCGCCCTGAAACAGGCGGAGGACATCCCCTGGCTGGCCCTGAGCTGGAACGTCAACCCCAACCTCATCACCGGCACCGAGTACATGGGCAACTGGCTGGAGCTGAAGAACGCCCTGGTGGATCCCAAGGCGGCCAGCTGCATGGACATCCGGTGTTCCGTGATCACCAGCATGCCCTGGCAGATCAAGGGCCGCACCGGCACCCCCCAGGCGGCGGTGGACCTGGTGCGGCGGGCCCTGGAGCGCCTGGAGCTGATCGAACCTCTGGAGCAGATGGTTCACGCCAGTTTCTACGGCATCAGCCCCATGGAAGTGACCTGGTCCATGGTCAAGGGCGAGCTGCTCCCGGACAAACTGGAAAGCTTCGATCCCTGGTTCCTCAGCTTCCGGAGCGACCGGACGCCTCTGGTCAACGGCAAGCAGCTGCCCATGGGCAAGCTGATCCTGCACAAGCACGGCGGCGAATGGCGCAACCCCTGGGGGCTGGGCCGGGGCCGGACCGTCCCGAGGTGGACCCGGGTGAAGGCGGCGGTAGCTCTGGCCACCTACCGGGACTACCCAAACTTCGCCCATGACAAGATCCGTTTCTCCTATCCCGACGATGCCGAAGGTGCCGACCAGGACCGCTACATCCAGATCGCCCAGAACGTCATCTCCGGGCCGGCCATGGTGGTGCCCCAGGGCATGGAAGCCACACCCATCCGCCTGGAATCCAAGTTCGAGGTGGGCGGCAAGCTGATCGAGGCGGCCGATGCGCAAATTGCCACGGCGGTCCTGGGAACCACCCTCACCACCTCGGAAGGCCAGCATGGTGGCATCGGCTCCGGCGGGGCGGCCAAGGCCCATTCGGACACCGGGAATGAGCAGAAAAGCTCTGACGCCCTGCGGGTCCAGGGCACCCTGAACCGGTCCCTCATCCCCTGGATCGTGGCCCTGAATCTGGGTCCGGACGTGATCCCGCCCATGATCATCTTCGATCATGAGATCGCCACCGAATTAAAGGACCTCATCCTCTGCATGCAGGGGCTGGGCAACATGGGCCTCACGGCCAGCATGACCTGGGCGCGCCAGGTGTTCGGAATCCCGGCACCGGTGGACGATCTGGATGCGCTGATCATGCAGGTCCAGCAGCCCGTGACGCCCGGGGAGGCCAACGCCATGTCGGACCGGACCCCGGGCCAAGGGTCCGGCAAGGTTCCCGGCCGGCACAAGGCGGTCCCGCACGTCCACCTGGCGGATGCCCCGGTCCAGCCCGGAGACGCCTATGGCCTGATCGACGCCTGGGCCACCGGCTACCGGGCCCGTGCGGCGGCCACGGCTGGGCACGCCCTCCAGGCGCTCCAGGACGCCGGCGACTTCGACCAGGCCATGGAGGGGATCCTGGCCGCCGGCCGGGACTTCCCCACCTCGGCCGCCGAGTGGATGGTCTCCGGGCTCCGGGCCTCCCGGGCCCTGGGTGCCTACCTGGTGAATCAGGAGGTCCATCTGGGCGACCAGGCCTGGTCCGACTTCGCCCAGACCCCGGATCTGGCCTTGCGCTGGCTGTCCGCCAAGATCCCCACCCTGGCCAAGGACATCCAGGGCCTGGGGGACGCCGATCTGCGTTCCCGGGCCTTCTGGGTCGCCGGGGTGGATCAGCTCTCCCTGCTCCAGGATCTCCAGCAGGGCATGGTGGATGCGCTTCGGTCCGGGACGCCCTTCGAGTCGTTCCACGCGCTGTGGGCTCCCAAGCTGGAGGCGGCTGGAAACAACCCCGGGCGGCTGCAATCCGCCTTCCAGACCAACCTGGACGGGGCCTATGGCGCCGCCCGCTTCGCAAGCCTGCAATCCAGCCCTGCCGTGGGAGACCTGGTCTATGTGACGGCGGGAGACGAAAAGGTGCGCCCGGAGCACCGGATCCTGGACGGGGTCACCCGGCCCAAGGACGATCCGTTCTGGGACACCCATGTGCCGCCCCTGGGCTTCAATTGCCGCTGCACCGTGAAGGCCGCCGACAAGGGATCCAAGGTCACCCCGGCCAACGATCCCCGGATCGACACGCCGCCCACCACGGGGTTCGGCACGGGCGGCCGGGATTTCCAAAGCTACCTGGAGAACCTGGGGGCCAGTGCCGGGAACCTGCCTGACCTGGTGGCGCCGGCCGCCCAGACCCCCTTCCACTGGTTGGATGCCCTGACCCCCGCCGCCCCGGCGCCGTTCAAGGTTCCGGCCGCCCCTGAGTCCTGGGACAGCCTGGTGCAGGACCCCACCGGCCGGGCCATCGCCTACCTGGGCGACCAGGCCGAGGTGGCCGGCGCCCTGGAAGCCCCGGCGGAGATCTGGCTGCAGCCCATGGTCAGCACCGACGGCCGCCAGGCGCTCCAGCTGTCCTACCTCCAACCCATGCAGGGAGGCCAGTTCCTGGTGGTCCGCGCCTCGGATGGCGTGGTGCCCACCGACGAACACGGATTCCTGACCGATGCCCCGGAAACCTTCCGCCGGGGAGTGAGGCTCAAATGAAAACCCTTTCTACAAAAAATGCCCCAGGACGGTTCGGGGGGTGCTATGCCACCCGCCCCATCCCTTCCGCGCCGAGTAAACGCCTCGTAAACGCCTTGGTGGCCCTTTCTAGCACCGATGGTCAGGCCCATGAGGAGCCGGTTCTGGTCCCTGGCAAGTGGAACGGGGTCCCGTTGACCCTTTCCGTCCTGGAACAGCTGGTCAAGACCTACAACGCCGCCGCCCAGCCGGGGCCGATCAAGCGCACCCACGACGACAAGGGGCCGGCCCTGGGCTGGGTGGATGGGCTCCGGCTGGAGGACTGGACCCCGCCGGGCCAGACCAAGCCCCGCAAGACCCTGTTCGCCAACTTCAAGATCACGGAAGGTGTCCGCAAGGCCAAGGACGAGGGGTTCCGCATGAAGTCGGTGGAGCTGTGGCCCCCCGACCACAGCAACAACCCGACCAAGGGCATGTGGCATTTCAAGGGCCTGGCCCTGCTGGGGGCCGAAAGCCCGGCCTGCCCCAACCTCACCCCCCTGTCCTTCGCGGATCAGGACACCGACGTGGATATCCCCGTCTTGATGCTGGCCGACGAAGGCCCCAATCCCAACCCTGGCGGCACCCTGCCGCCCCCTCACCAAGGAGAAATCGTGGAAACCACGCCTGCCGAGCTTGAGGCCGCCAACAAGCGCGCCGCCGAGCTGGAAACCAAGAACCAGCTGCTGGAAACCCAGCTGGCCGATCAGAAAAAGGCCAATGACACGGCCCTGATCCAGAACCGCATCGATGGCCTGGTCAAGGACAAGAAGATCACCCCGGCGGAAGCCAAGGTGTTGCTGCCCGTGGCCCTGGCCCTGGAGACCGAAGACGCCACCGTCAAGCTGGGCGACAACTCCAGCGTGGCGCCCCGGGAAGCCCTGTTCCGGGTCCTGGTCGGACTCAAGAGCCATGGTCTGGACCTGACCACCCGGATTCCGGGCAACCTCTCGGAGGAGGACGTGGAACTGGCCAGCAGGAAGGGCACCAAGGCCTTCGACAACGCAGTCCAGGGCTACATGAAGGCCGGCAAAACCAAACGGGAAGCCCTGTCCATGGCCGCCAAGGACTTCGCCGACGAACCGGAAGGGGGGGAGTAAACCATGTCCCAATACGGAACCACTCTTTCCGCTCCCCTGTCCGCCGATGTCAACCGGCGCCTTGCGGCCACCCTCAACCCCGCCACCGGCATGGCGGCCATCGCCGGAGCGGCGGCCAAGTGCCTGGGCATCTTCGTGGACGATGTCACCTTGGCCAGTGGCGAGGAAGCCGGCATCCAGGTGGAGGGCGTCGCCCCCTGCATCTACGGCGGCGCGGCCAGCTACCTGGACAGCCTGATGACCGATGCCGCGGGGCGGATGGTCACCGCTGCCGGCGCGGCCGGGGCCCACGTCTGGTGCCTCGGGCTCGCCGTATCGCCTGGAACCCAGGCCGGAGATCTCGGAGACATCCTCCTCGCCCCCCACCTCATGAGCTTCTAAGGAGCCTGCATGCTTTCTGTTCAGCAAGTCATCAACCACCTGCCCGGGGTCTCCATCGAGTACAAGAACGCCGATGGCATCGCCATGGACCTTCTCCCCTCGGTGTTCGTGGAGCTGCGCGCCGGGACCTACACCAAGTTCGACAAGGACACGCCGTTCCGGATTTTCAAGGGCGACATGGCCCGCACGGCCCAGATCCCGGAGATGGGGGAAGATGAAGACCTGGGCGAGTTCGCCTGCAAGGACTGGGGCCTGGCGGATGCCCTCCCCTTCGATCTGCAGAGCTTGACCCCCACCAAGGTTGACCGGGTTTCCCGCAAGGTCCGGGTGCTCACCCAGGCCTGGCAGCGGAGCCTGGAAAGCAAGACGGTCGCCCTGGTGAACGGCTTCCCCCAGACCGCCGTGACGGCATCCTGGCAGCTCGATACCTCCAACCCCATCCAGGACCTCAAAAACCTGCGCCGGACCCTGCTGATGGCGCCCAACGTGGCGGTGATCGCCCGTCCGGTGTGGGACCGCCTGCAGTACCACCCCAAGGTCCTGGCCATCCGGTCCACCTTCCGCCCCGGGTCCATCAGCAAAGCGGATATGGCCGAGATCCTGGAAGTGGACAAGATCCTCGTCCCGGACATCAAGGCCAACACCGCCAACAAGCTCCAGACCTCCAACGAACAGTATCTCTGGGGAAACACCGTTTTCATGTGCTACCGGAACCCGGAAAACGAGATGTCTGAGGAAGAGGTCAGCTGGGCCGGCATCTTCACCCTGGAAAACTTCGGCGAGCAGCTGCCCGGAGGCCCCCGCACCGCCAGCCAGATCTATTCCTCGTCCGAGCGCGGCACGCTGGTTCGACTCTGGGAAGAGCCGAAGCGCGGCGCGGCCGGAGCGCTCATGGTCGCCCTCTCCAAGTGCGTCCAGCTGAACGTCATCGGGCCGGACCTGGGCGGCGGCCTCACCGGCACCATGGTCTGATCCCATGAGCTGGCTGGCCCCCTCCGATCTCCTGGTCCACCTGTCCCAGACCGTGCTGACTCAGCTCAGCACGGGACAGGGACGGGCCGCGTCCGAAGATGACAGCGTCATCCAGAAATGTCTGGACTTTGCGGAGGGTCAGGTCCGGGGCCTCCTGTCCGGGCGTATCGCCCTTCCGGACGCGGATCCGGGGGGCCTGCTCCATGACATCACCGTATACCTGGCCATCGAAAGCCTCTTCCTGCGTCAGCCCGGAGAGGCGGCCAAGCTCCCCGAAGGCTGGCAGACCGCCGTCAAGAATGCCCACAACCAGCTCGATCGGATGGTGGACGGCAGCCTGCCCATCCCAACCCAGGTCGCGGAAACGCGGATGTTTGCCAGCCTCCATTCCCACTCCCTTGTGAACAAGGCGTTTAAGGACCTCCTGTCATGACGGTCGGGGAACTCAGCGGAGTGATGCAGGCCATGCTGGACCGGGCCAAAGACCCGACCACGCCTGGAGAGGCCATTGGCCCGCTTCTGGTCTCCAGCATGGTCACCAATTTCCAGCAGGAGGGGCGGCCGGAACCCTGGGTCGCCGTGACGAACGCCACCAAGAAGCGCAAGGAAAAGGCCGGGCACGAAAAGATCCTGACCTGGTCCGGCCGGCTCCGGAACTCCATCACCTTCCAGGTGGTGGGATCCCGGATCGTGGTGGGCACCATCCTGCCCTATGGCCGGATCCACAACGAAGGGGGCTACATCCAGCGGTTCGGCGGCGTGCGCCTCCGCACCGACCGCCAGGGCAACCTGCTGACCCAGGCAGCGCTGGGCCACGGCTTCCGCAATGGCGGCCAGATGTATGTCTTTGCCAAGAAGGGCAAGTATGGCCACAAGAATTTCGTGGAGCGGGCCCTTACCCACGGTGCCTATGCCATCGGCATCCCTGCCCGGCCCTACCTGCTGATCCAGCCCGAAGACCAGGAACGGGCCATGTCGATCTGGGCGAACTGGATCCTGAACGGAGAGGCGGTATGAGCCAGATCGTCGAT